CAGCGTCCTGCACGAACGATGAGGTGTAACCAATGGAGTCAGCGGTGATAGCTCGGGTGCGCTTGTTGTTGAGCTTCCAGGAGAGTACCTGAGAGGTACCAACTACAGGGATGTCGAACCTCTGAGCGAGTCTCTTTGTGGCTCTCGTAATGTTCGTGAGGGCGGCGGGGGAGCCTTTCGGCTCACCATTCTCGTCGTCCATCAGGTACATACCGTCGATGTATACAGCATCAGGTTGGTACTCCTGAATCTTAGCAGCAATAGCGCTAACCGTCGTAAGACTATGAGAGTCCTCTGACATGATGAACGGGTGCATGTTCTTCTGCTGGATCATCGCTTGCCGAATACGAGACATCTCTGCATCGGACAACTGCCCACTCAGGATGCGATCATAGGGGACCTTGGCGTTCAAGGCGTCGAAGCGAGACTCTTGCTCAGACACCGACATCTCAAACGATATGAACATGGGACGAAGGCCATGACGGTGACAAGCATTAGCCATGATGAGTTCAAAGAGAGACTTACCTCTCTTCGGCTCTCCAACCATGACGATGAACTGTTGGGGGCGAAGACCGTGAGTGATGCGGTCCAACCCGTGAAATCCTGTAGGTATTCCACGGAGGGCATTAGGAGTGTCACGCATCTCCTGGTAGCGAGCGAGGCGAGACTCCCAACCCTCAATGATGTTGAAGTCACGAAGGCGAGTCGTCTCAGCGCTGGCCGACTGGAGAGCGCTAGACAGGGCAGATATGGCCTTAGCTACGTCATCTTTATCCAATGATGCCGTGGCTGTGGACATCGCCTCTGCTACGAGACGCTTGCGATAGGCGTCGAGTAGCTCATCGAACAGCCCACTGTACGTCTCGGTAGTAGTGTCTTCGATCTCAATGTCGCCCCAAGCGGTGTGGAACGCACGCTCGGAGGGGGTCTGACCATGCTTGTTGGTGTAGTCAAGAACCCATTGATACACCGGTTCCCAGGTGCTAGCGAAGTGCAGAGGCTTGATGCCTGCCTTGCTCGCCTCAACCATCGACTGGTTGTCGATGATCTTGCTGATAATCAGGTGCTCAATAGAAGCCATCAGATACCAAACGTCCCATCCGACCGAACCACAGTGGCCCGGATTCCCAACATAGCAGCATCTTGCTCGTACGGCGTGAACAAGGTGTGGACATCCCGGTTGTACTTGAAGTCATCCCGAAGAGATTCGATGTCTTCGTACGGGTACACCGTTACCGATATCCCCTTGCGAGCCAGCCAATGCTCTGCTGCGTCCGCAAGCTCAGGCTCAAGGTATGTGTATACCTCTACTCCTAAATCCAGTTGATTAACCATGTGGTACACCGATTTAAGTGGCATGTCGTTGACCTTCCACTTGCGTACCTCAGACTGTACCCACTCTGACTCGGAGAGAGTCTTGTCCTTACGAAAGAGTCGTCTCTTCTCAGGCTCATCCTTGACGAACATGAGCAGGTCTTCGAACCAGCAAGCTATGTGCTTGTGAGTGGTGGGGGCGATGTCGTTACCTTGCACGGGTCACCTGTGTCTGAAACTCTGCCAATGGGTTAGCGAGTCTAGTACCGTAGCGATTCTTGATGTCCTGCAACGACAGTCTGGAAGTGATGATTGTTGATCGGTTCTGATCGAAGCGCTTACGGATCAGACTGCCTAACTCATGGCTGGCGAACTCAGTCAGCCGTTCTTCCCCCAGCCCGTCAATAACGATGACATCGAACACTCCCTTGATGTACTTCACCAAGTGAGGACTAGAGTACATCTCAGGAAGAAGGCCGTCATTGTCGAACGAATCTTTGAGCATGTCGATGTAGTCGTCTGCTTCGACCCACTTGCCCGATACAGGGTGGTGCTTAAGTACATTAACGATATGTCCGGCAGCCATAAGAGACTTTCCCGTACCAGATGATCCGTTGATAAGCAGGTTACTCTCGGGTAACCACTCGACAGCAAACTTGGAGTCCCAATCCGGCAGAGCAGCGTGAATCCGCTTGGGAATGTTCAGGTGGAACAGCCTCTCGTCAAGAGAACGATTACGCCACCAAGCAGCGCTCTTCCACTCAATAGGGGTGGGGTATCCGCTCATCGCTTCTTCAACCTCATGATCGCTTGCTTGACGTTGGGGGCCGGGGGACGAAGGAGCATAGGACTACGCCTATTCGTAGCCAACTCGGGAGGTAGGCCCACCTTCGACAGAAGGCTAACGTCTGGACGGACCTCTTCCTCGCCCAGGTTCCACCGGATCAGGTCCTCCAAAGCAATGATCATGGAGGCGATGGCGCTGCTGCCTTTGCCTACTCTGATGCAAGTAGCCACGACATCTGGATACCTCAGGAGACCCTGATCGGACTCAATAAGCATGAGCTTACGAAGATAGTCCGAATCGTCAATAGTTTCCGATGTGGGCATTCCTGCGAGGAGCCAATCAAGATATGGATCGTTGTGCTCTACGTCGATGTCAGACGACAGGCTTGTCTGAGCGTCGCTACTCACAAACACTTTGGCAGGGAAGCTCGTAGAAGAAAATGAGGATGAGTAGAAGCGGTCAATGAGCAATCGCAGAGTAGACACGGATACACCGGCCTTGATCTTGCGGCTAAAGAACCCAGCCAAGATGGCTTTATCCTCTGCCTCCATGCGCTGACTCATCTTGAGGTTCTTATGGTAAGCAAAAGCGTTCACCAAAGATCCGACTCGTCCACGGTAAGCCTGGGGCGTAGTCGACCTGGAGTCTTCCCAAGGCTTATCTTCCTTGTCAGGGTCGGCTCCAAAAGTAACCACTCGACTCACGCTTCTGCCCATGTCCCATCCTTGTACAGGTGGATGATCTTGTAGATATCGGATTCGGATGTCGAAACGGGGGCGCTCTCGACCTCAGCACCGAACAGCTCTTCAATGATGCCAGTCTTCGTGGTGGCCTCGCATCCACGACGCTCTCCGTAACGCTTTACGGCATGAGCTGTCATCATCTCCAACTCTTCCTTGGACAAGATGGAGGTGTCTTCCTCGTCTTCTTCCTCTGGGGCTAGCTCGGAGGATGGGGGAGCCTCTTCCGTAAGGACGATAGGTGCCAAGCCATTCGACAGCTCCAGCACTACAGCAGACTCGCTCCCAGCAAAGATCTTCTGGATATCGTTCTCTGCTGTCTCGTCGTCCCACAGAAACAGGACTGAATCATCACACGCTTTGAGGCAAGCACCAAAGGGATCACGGGTCTTCTGAACAACGCAGGACCCAGCCTCACGGAAGGACTTCGTGGGCGGCTTCGCAGCATCGTCGCTGTAGAACAGCGTGAACGGCACCTCATGGTCGAGGGCATACTTGTATACGTATGACAGTGAGTCAGGGATCGGCCACACCCAAGGCATAGCCATCTCGTCTCCATCGGAGAGGGCGTCCTTCAACGCCTCGACAATGGCTTTCTCAGAGGACGGACCAGTTCCAAGAACTGCGTGAATCATAGGGATACGCTCCTACTCGTGGGCTTGGAAGGAGGAGTGTAGCTAATCCCCGGCTAGGTCGTCAAGGGGCACCCGTCACGGAGCTATTGAGGTGTAGTAGGACTCAATACCATCTAGTCCAGGTATGCCGTCATACACCATCTCCGACTGTCCGTATGAGTACTTACCGTACTCTTCTGCTGGTATGGCATCTTTGAACACAGATTGCAATAATGGTACTGTTTTATAAACCTCTTCAGAGTAAACAGAAATGCCTGGCCCATCTGTCTGGTCTGCGGCGGGGTAGTCACCCAACATAGACCAGCGGTGATCCTTACCGCTAGGAAGCCCGTCTGGGTTGATAACCCAGGTGGAATCGGCCTTATTACCGTCGAAGTATTCCCCTATGTAGTTTCTCTCTACGAGTACATTCTCTATAGAGAATTCGGGGAGCGTAGACGCCTCGGAAGGTACGTTGGCCAGGTCAACCAGCAACTCAATAAAGCAGATTGTCCAATCGGTTTCAGAAAGAACATCAGTATCAAAAGTGGGCACAGATGCGTAGCGGTATAGGCCGTCTATCCCTACTCCACCTTCCCCTACGACAGTGCCATCATCCGCAGTGGCTACCCTACCCAGTCTCACCATCCTAGAAACTTCTTCAGATTTAGCGATACGAGCGTACAGGTGATCGCCTGAGAGAACCGGTAATGGGCTGGGGAATCTGAACCAAGCGTGAGTTACGCCAGAGGTTACATTAGAGGAGGGCATGGAGTAGACAGAACCTGATACTGAAAGAGGATCAAACCCATCGTAAGTCGAAGCGGCGAACGTAGTTGGGCGAACACCGAATTTAGGGGAATCAGGATCCCCATACATAACGATATAGTCACCAACTTCTACTGGAATGCTCAGATCACCAAACGACCCAGCACTAGCGCTAGCTAACCAGTATATTCCTACCTCATAACTATCTAGTGGCGTAGGGAAAGTGTCGGAATCTGCGGGGTCGAAGGTATTGGGGTCAAACTCCCCTTGCACAAAGGTGGGGATAACAGCTTCTACCTCATGAGCAACCCTGTACGTAACGGGATTACCGTAGTAGTCCTCCCCATTAGCTGGGTTGTAGCAGTAGTTAACTCTCTGTGAGTAGATAGTGATTGAATGGTTACTCTCATCTACGTCACTCTCACAATTAGAAAATGACTTTATAAGCTGCTTAAGCCCGGTTACCGTACCCTTGTTCTTGAGTATGTGGTTATGGCTTTCTAAGATTCGCCTAGCCCTATCAAGGTTGATAGAACCGGGGGGTAACCCTAAACCCAACTCCCAAGCTATGGACGACAGATCGTACGAGCTGGCTTTGTACGGGTCCCTAGACACCATGATGTGGTCAATTAACGTCCTATTCTTGTCCATCTCAAACCCAAATACAGACAAGAATCTGAATAGAGGACCAAACGAGGAAGAGTCTGGAGAGCATCCCAATGAGGGTGCCACAACGTCTCCACTTCCTGTCTCTATTCTGTTAAAGGAGTTAGGGGTAGACCCTATAAGCTCATCTTGAGTCCTGTAATGCTCTGGAAGCCTTTCCCATAACAGGAGTGTCGATTGATAGTTTCTGGACATCAACACTTGGAGAGTCGCTGTGGGGTAGTAGTAGTCGTCGTTTATACCCTGATACCTTACGAAAAGGGTGAAATAAACCCAATTACCAGGAGTGAATCCATAGAAATCTTGGTCTACGTCTACGGTGCTTCGACTGATCACCCTGCCGTCAGATACAGAAATAGGGAACCTGGAAGCCGAAGCTACTACTAACGCTTCTGTCGGTATTGGTATAAGAAAGGACGAAGGCGAAACAGTAGTATCTATAGGAATGCCGTATCTTAAGTTCACTATCCCATAGCACACTGCCGTGGCTTCGAAGTATCCCGATACTACCTCGTTAGGCGGTAAGAGAATACCGTCTCCACGAAGGGCAGAGTCGTAATCACGAAGACCCTCAGGCTCATCGTACAACCAGACACCGGGAGAGGCGTTAGCTGAGGCGGCAGCATTGTATACAGAGGTGTCGTAGCGAACATACGAACCACCTATGTTGTCGGTTGTAGTGGTGGGATTTCTGAGTGTAAACGATACTCTAGCCATAGTTAGATCTCTACACCACCACTTGTAGTAACTATGACTGTATCGGAGCTTTCAGAACCAAGGACGATACGGGGAAGCTCATAAGTGCCTACGGTCAGTTCTTCCACTACAGAGGAGCTGTCATCAAGGTTAAACTTAGTGATAGTAGCGTAATCCAGCCCAGGTACGCTTAGGACTTCCCGGTACAGCTCTCCCAGACTTATGCGCTGATTGAACACAATGTTGTTGAAGTCAAAGAATGCTTTCAGCTTGCTCTCGATGCCATCTTTGACGGTAAAAGCATAATACGTGGGAGATACATAGGCCGTAAGCTCCAAGTAAATAGGCGTCCAATCTATTGATGAGGCTACGACTACATCTACCCCCATCATTCTTCTACCTTCCAGCTCAGCCAAAACAGCGTCGGCAGTATCTGCCGATACTGTCTGAGACGTATCAGTGGTGGTAAGGAAGTCAGCGGATCTATTCACATGAGGATAGACGGTCACACTGGCGTTACCGGAGCCACCTGGGGTGTACGCAGTGGCTACCTTGGCCACTTCTGCTATCCCCCTAACAGCGTTAACGTAATCTACCTGGGTAACAACTCTACCTTGGGGCCTAAACGATGTTGGAATACGAGAACGCAAGGCTGTAATCGGCTCAGAGAACTGGCCACCAACCATGCTAGAGGAAGAGACAATCGTCAATCCAATGGGAGCTGACGCCGTGAACCCAAGTACGGAATTGGCCTTGAGGTTGCCTAAAGCCCCACTACAGTAGGAATACGAAGAACGAATTTGAGTACCTGATGGGGGCGCTATTCCTTGACCCGACCCACCAAACACTACTTGCACATACTCGTCTGCGTCGTAGCTTACCCGGAAAGCTCTTTCTCCAGGACCTATATCTACCAACTTCTGTACGTATCGGTACAAAGTCGGTGTTGTACCGTCTTCATATACGTTGACAGTAATAGAAGACACGGGAACATTCTGGTAAGAAAGGGTGTATGTCTGGTTGTTATCTCCTGATGCTCCGGTCGAAGGAGTTAAAGTTTCATCTTCTACACGAACACCTTCGGTGACTGCAACCTCAGTACCAGGGGAGTCAGCAGATATAGCAACCTCCGTGTCGGTATAGAAGTAAAAAAGAGAATCCCCGTCCTGAGCTATAAAAGAAGTGTACTTAGGAAGAGTAATAGCAGAAGAAGTCGAATTGGATAAAGTGACTGTACCTCTGGAAGCCTCCACACCTGAGGGCGTGTAGTCGAAAAGCGAAGCATAAGCTAAGACTGACTCTCTCTGCTTGGCAGTAAGCAGAAAGGACTCAGCAGCAGCTCGGTCCACATAATAATGAAGAACATCTCCCATTTGTGCCCACAGGTCAACAAGCAACATGCCGAAGTCTGACGGGTCACGAGAAGTCCAATCTGGCACTACCCGAGATGCCCTACGAAGAAGATCGTTCTTTATATTAGAGAAGTCTCTTGCGGTGTAATCGAATGCTGCCATTACAGGGGAGTCTCCTCTGTCAACTCACTTGCGATGTTGAACTCAAATGTACGAACTGGACTTAGTGGCAACCTATAGTAAACAGTGACTGTGGCCAAAGATGGGTCAAGATCATCCTTATCTATTTCCAAGTCAATGATAGTAACCCCTGATACGTACCGATTAAGACCCGGAATGAGGTCTGTTTTTAGGTCTGCCTTGAGCAGATCGTCTATAGGTTCGAACACAAAAGCATTAAGGTTTCCACCATAGTCAGCCAGGTTAAATCTCTCTGTCGAGCTAGTGAGGAGGTAGTCAACTATCTTCTGCCTAGCGATGGTAATAGGGTCGGATGTGCTGACTACCTTTCCTCCAGAAAACCTGAAGGGGGTAACGACGGTCTTCATCTCAGAGCTTTCAGTGTCGCTTCATCCAGAACTCCCGTTACAACTAACCCCTTAGAGAGTTGCCATCTCTTAAGCGCCTCAAACGTAAAGGGGCCGAATACGCCATCAGGCTTAACGCCTATGGCCTTTTGGAGAGACTTGACATGCTCCCCTCTAGATCCTTTGGAAAGCCTGGTACCGCTAGGTAAGACCGACCTATAGGCAGAGCTACGGTAAGAAGACTGGTTAGTGGATTTACCCATAATAAATCACTTAGACAAGTCTACTAAAGAGGGGCTGGAGTCACCAAAAGGAACCTTGCCAGCGGCTACAGCCTTAATGACAGAAAGCAAAGCAGCAGCTACCGCCACTTTCAGGGCGTCTACTACGTCAGCGCTAAGTATGTCCAGGGCATCAGTACCCACTACCGCCAGAAGTGCCTGAGCAAACGTGGACAGTGCTCTCTCTGCCATATCTTTTACAAAAGTAGGTGTGAACATAATCGCTCCTTAAAAGAGGGGTTCGTACAGATACTACCATACAGCGGATCTTGACCAAGGTAACTACCATGCTCGGATTAATTTGTACACGACCATGTAGGGCTGATAGTTCTTGTCGGTTGCGCTTGAGCCTGCATTACCCGATGTACCGGTGTAGTTGGGCAAGTCCACGGTATGACTGTGTGTGTCAGTCTCCGTACTTATGTCCCTAGATGTTCCAAGCTGTGAATCGGCAGTAACAGCGTACCGCCCACCTGTTGAGTCAAAGGCGGTGACTCCGTATCCTTGAATGCTATGCGAGTGGGTGTCACCCGCAGTGGTCGTAGACGGATGGTTGTGGTCAATACTGTGGTCGTGGAGAACCAGAGTAGCGTCTGCTGTACCGCCTGTCTCGCCCACGGTGTCAAAGGCAGCTCCAGTGCCTAGACCAACGGTTACTCGCTGACGAAGGTCTGGGAGGCCGAATGTAGTGCTGCCATCCCCAGCACCGAACGTCGTGCCTAAGACATCGAATAGCGCAGAATAAGTAGTACGACTAACTGTAGACCCGTCGCAAGACAGCCACCCATCGGATATCACAGAAGCCAGAGCACTTGAATTTCCTACCCAATCTATGAGCGTGCCTACTGGACTCGATGGCTTAGGTTGGTTCTCAAATACTCCTGATGTGCCGTTATACACCAATATGTCGCCATCTGTAATAGAAGGGGCGTTGACACGCTCGTTCTCCAGCAAATCGGCAACGAAAGTCGGGCGTACAAACAGCACTCCGTTCTGGGCGTGGGCGTTCACTACCGCAGCGAGTAGGACTCGGTTGTTCGGGGCTGCTGGCTCTACCTTGGTATAACCGCCTGGCACAGTTGCTGAGGCATACAGCAGATCACCGTCTACCAAAGCGTTGCCCTCTGAGTCCTCTGTCGTGTCCAGCCCACGCACCTTGCCGAAGTGGGTGACATACCCATCTTCACCGTCGGGAATCGTCTCCGTGGTAATACCCATGATGTAAGCGGACTTGTATGTCTTATTCCCAAGAAAGGGGGCGACCTTGAGGCGACCAGAGGCTCCCAAAGAACCGTCAAACCTAACTACTGTTCCGTTAGGGATAGCGCTACCAGTCTGGTTCTTAACGTAATAGACGACTTCTTGGCCTACCTGAAGGACCGCCTCGCCACCGTGCATCCCAATGTCTAAAGTGCCTTCATCCTCGTTCCATGCCACTTGCCCCTCATTAACGGCAAAAGTAGATTCAGTGTTGAAACTTATGTAGTCAAAAAAGTTACCACTAAAGTTAGGGGCAACCCAATATACTTTGGTCCTATCAAGGGATACTGCCACGAAGGGGGTGGTGCCAACAGCGGGGACGTTCCATGAACTACCTGACCGGGTTAACCCCTCAGAAGGAACATCTAGCGAAACAGATGCACCAAGAAGCGTGGGTATCTTAACAGTAGCTATACCAGTTGAAGGGTTACTGGATATTACTAACGCTTTATGTAGGTCAAACTCAGGAGTAGACATTGAAAGCTCTCTTGCGGGCTACCCAGCGATTCCCGTCAAAATAAGTATCGTTCTGTAGACGGAACGCTGGAGTGTTCGTGTTAGTGAGTTCGTTATCTATGTTCCTTGTCAAGGACATATCGCTAACAAAGTAGTTATCAGATATCCTATGCTTTACAGATTTAACATACCAGTAGTCATCCATCTCTAAAGAGTACCCATCAATCTTTACGATACCTCCAGGCAGGCACCCTGGAAGACCCACTACTGATACCTCAATAGATTGATCATAGGCTTCTTTCCTAGAAGCGGCTACAGCCGCCATACCTTGCTCTACTGACGTGGAGAAAGTAGGGGTCTTAGTAGCCAACGAAGACCCAGTAGTTCCATCACCATTAATGTCGAGAGTAGCACCATTGGGCATCATGACTGATGTCCTGTTTAAAAGCTGCTGCTTGAACACCCCTTTTAAGCTCAGTATCTGACCGGGTAAGGGGGTCGGATCACCGCCTGAAGTGATAAGGGTGCTGAGAACGTGAAAGGAAACTCTACGAGAAAACGCCTGGTAGGGGTCATAAGCGTGAATATGAGTTCCGTGGCAGTTTACCGAAAGACCTTGGATAGTAGCAGCCCTTACTAAGAACTGCCAATCAGATTCACCGGTCTGAGCCAAAGCGTCATAGATATTGCCTCTACGTATGCAATCGGAACGAAACCCGTAGGTCCTGGCGAAGGTGGCCAGAATGTCTTCAAACCTATGGTTAGACCAGACCCTGGTGTTAGACCCCCTCATAGCGTATGAGGCCCCAAGGCATACAACTGAGGCTGCCTGAATAGGGCTTCGGTTCACGAGGCCCTTAGAAGAATCGCTAGATGCCCGTACGTTGTCGATGTAACCGACAAACTCGTAGTACAAAGACGCACCCAGATCTATAGACAACCGAACAGGCTTATTCCAATAAGTGTGCAGCTCTCCAGGAGGGAAACCAGCAATCACCAACTCCACAAGATCATGCTTGTTTTCTTCTAGAATAACCACTAAAGATGTGATGCTCTCGTACCTTACAGGTACTCCACCTATACTGAACTCTAATGATGGAGAAACACCGTAGCCTTTAGACAGCATTACAAAGGCACTCTTATAGTGTCGCCCACAGTAAGTTGTAGTGGAAACTTTATCTGGGGGTTGAGGTCAGCAATCTCCCAAGCCCTGCGGGTGCTACCCAAGGACTTTAGAGCTATTCTTTCTAAAGTATCTCCAGCCTTCACCACATATAAAGAGTACCTAGTTGTGCGTGTAGTAGAAGGAATAGCATACTTACCAGTAGCGTCTACTGAATACCTAGATGAAGCATCATAAAAAGCCATATACCATCTTCCTCAATCAAGGACCACCAGGCAAGCCGATTTGGATGTTAGTGAACTTGCTCTCTACCTGTTCAATTAGCTGTTTACCGTACTCAGAAGCCGGGCTAGAGCCAGTAGAGGGGGGAGGCATGTTCCAGTCCAGTGCGACTTCTGCCTTGATCTGCTTAGTGTGAAAATCTTGTGGTGTCTTTATGACGAAAGCGGCTGTCCCGTCTTCGGCCTCTCTTACACCATCTTTACCAGTAATGACGATCTTAGCCCTGAAATGAACTAAGAAGTAAACAGGGGTGGTGTTGTTAGTACCCTCTATTGCAGAGCCTGCGTAATCAACGTCATCTATTACGAGCATACCTAATTCACTGTCTGAACCCTGGACAGCGAGTCGGTCATCACGGCCCTTCTGCTCTATGGAATAAACCATAGAGTCCTTGCCTCCATCGGTTGTCCCGAAGAAGTCAGCAGCGTCATCTATGCTGGACAAGCTGACTATGCCAGGAGTGCTTCCCCCTACCTTACTGGAGTTCAGTACCACCTCTCTGACGAGAAACACGTCAGGTATCTTGTAAGAGCTGCCTACATTGTCTTCGTCGTAGGGTTGGGCAAACAGATTCTTTGACTTTGCGCCTGTGTACTTGTCTGTAGAAACGGACACAGAAGAAGAATTGAAGTAGTCATAAAGCTCGTCGGGAGTTAGGTTGCTTCTTTCCCACTTAAGGTACCTATAGACTTTTACGTGCGCCCATTCAACCTCTACAGTCAACTCTTCGTTGACTAGCTGGGAATACGTGACGCTGTTAGTTACCCCTTTTGATATGACTTTGGGGAAGAATAACTTGAGGGTTATGTCCTGATCCCAGTTCTCGTTAGACGTGTACGTATTCCCAGTACTTCTAATGGTGAAATGAGAGCACATTTCATCAAGAGACGCTGAAGCATCCGTATATTTCTTACCTTTAGACCCACCAGATTTATGTAGAGTTATTCCTACTTTAGATAACTCTTGTTTAACTTCATTGGGGACGGCGCTGACGTTATTGTATTCTTCATTGGTAGCGGACTCTAGCCTCTCGTAGTTAGCGAGTTCCTGAAGAGCTGACTGGAAGAACGTCTTGCGCCTAGCAAACCCAACGTACATAGCCTGCATTGTCATAGTTACAGCGCACTGCATTGGGATCATGGCAGAATTGAACTTGCTAAATCTAACCGTAACTCCCCCAACTAATCCCTCAATAACATAAAGAGAAGAGAACACTATGCGTACAGGAAGAGGCATCAAAAGAGCGGAGTTTCCAACATTGAGGTTTAAGCGGTCGCTCAATGTGGCGCTATTCTCTTCAAGAGAGGGGAGGGCGGTCGTGGACTCTCCAGATTGAACTCTGCCGGAAGCCTCTGCTTCTGCCTGGCGTGTATACACGTTGGTGGCGTAGTCGATCAACTCTTGGCTAAGACCTACGCCTATGATCGAATAAAGTCTGGACAAGTCATGCAAAACACCACCTGTATGTGGTGGCAACTGTGCCCATAGATCGTCCGTGATAGCATCCGGTGCCCCAACCCCCCCGTTTCCCCCGTTGTTAAGCTCCATGGTTCTATCGAAGAACAGCTCAAAAGAAAACGAGTTCTGACCCATCATAGGGGTTGCAAGCTGGGCCGGGTCTTGCTGCAAGAAGTTGAGCACACCAGAGGGCTGGCTCATAGACTGCATAATGGTCACAGGGTTGAACTGGAACTGACATCTTAGGGGGGCGCTTGATAAGGACGAGTCCTCATCCCCTAAAGCGAGGTTTCTTATGTAACCTCGCTTTAGGTACTTCTTTCCGGCCGCTCCAAGGGGGGCGTCAGCTCCCCCCATATTTCTGACAATTCTGTCAGGATAGATAAAGTTACTATTAGTACCTTGTCCAGTAAGGAAATACCCAGCGTCGTTGCGAGCGGTGCGCCGGTCGTTAGGTTCTCCCGAGATGTCTGTATCGAAAAGATTGTGCCATTGGTCAGTCTTATAACTCATTACGCAGACCTCAGATCAAGTAGAGCGACTTCTTCTTTAATCATATCGCTGACAGCTTGTGCGATACGGCGAAGATCAGGAGTATTGGGAGTTCCGTTGAAGTTAATAACAGGAGAGACAGTTATGTTAGGAGACGAAGAGATGTGCATCGTACTGGACTTGCTTGCCCCACCGGAAGACGATGAGCCTTTAGACCGGGAAGGCATGGCGTCGAATGCAGCATCACCTGTCTTATCGTATTGAGCGGCAGCAGCCATAGCTTCGGGCATATGCTTTTGTGTATTCCAAAGTTCATCACCATCTCTTGCCCATCCAGCGCCGCCCTTACCGCTAGGGTCAACGACCCATGTACCATTCTCGTTCTTCATACGAGAAGATGTGGCCTTCCAGGGTGTCCAACCTCCAGACTCAAACAATCTTCGGGCAATCTTGGCGTTATTCACCACATTAAGGAGCTGTTGCTGAGTGAATTCTCCCCAGTTCATGGGGGCGATCTGCCACATTCCTGTGTCGTTACTAGACTTGTTGATAGCGTTGGGATTCCAACCCGATTCACGACCAGCAATAGCGACTATCTTGGCAAGATCTTCTCCTCTGAAGCCGGTAGCGTGAGCAGCCTGAGCAGCCTGAGATGCCCCTGAACCTGCTACGGCAGCTATTCCTCCTCCACCAACATCTCCTGTTCGGTTAACAACAGAGGACGCCTCATACGATCCGCTAGTTGCTGCGAACCTAACTAAAGCCTCTTCTAAGTTCTGAGACATCAGTTCAGACAGACTGTAGTTCACTCCGCTAAGACCGGAGGAGTCAGGGATAGGACCACGATGGCTGCCCGGCTCGTTGCCGTTGTCTCCAAGAATCTCCGGCCCAGCAGCTCCCTCAACCTCGATAAACCCACCGTCAGTACCCCAGGGAGCACCCCCATCTTCATATCTCTTACGAGAATTAGGCAATTCGGCTGGCTGGAAGTGCCACGGCTCGTTGTTGACGTTTGCGAAGTGCTTAAGACCGAACTTCCCAGCGTTAGCGTTAGCCCAAGCGAGATCACCTACAAGGTCAGCAGCAAGACCGATCTCGTGCATCGAACCCCCTGGGGGGGCCGCTGGAGCACCCAGAACCCTCTTCCAGTAAGCCCCATTCCACTCAACGTCGTGATCGCCTTTCTCTGTTCTCTGGTACCTCTCCAAGAACATTTTCTTCTGGCTTTCAGAGTCTCGGAAGCCTTGTCCGAGTCCGACGTTGGGGTTAGCCCTCATCATCTGAAGGAGGCGAGACTGCATGGTGGGATGCAGCTTCTGGAAGTTAGACTTACCCTTCAATTCCTCAAGAGAAATGCGAGTGTTACCGTAACCGTAAGGAACTTTAATGTTTCTGTCATTACCAGAAGACAGAGTGGTTTTGGGGGCG